GATGAGTTGTCCTCAGATAAGTGATAGTAATTCATTACCCTTGAATCCTGGAAAGGTTACTCTGAGTTATATTCTTACTTCACCAATACCGACATCTGGAAAAATGACTGTAAGCTTGACAGGGTCTGATGGTTCAAAACCATCGAATACAGTAGATTGGGACACAGGAAATAGTTTAGGAGTTACGATTCCTGTACCATTCTCAGACATGAAACAAGGTGTAACATATAGTGTGACATCAGCTACATATACAGCTAGTGGATGTGATGGTCCACAGCCAGTAACAGGTGATGCTGTTTATCCCGATTTTACTATTCCATGTCCAGTATCTGATTTAACACCAGATGCAATTTCTTATTCAACTGATGCTAATCATATTTCAAGTTTTTCGATGACAGTTCCCAGTTCGATCGCAGGCCAGGTTGGTAATGATTACGCAATAGCTTTCAATGCTTCAGACAAAACAGGTTCGAAAACTATGACTGTATCCGATCTTAGATGTGGGCTTGCAGGTACTATTTCACTGAAAGATAGTAATGATTCATGTATAAGTCAAGTTAGATGGGAAACACCATCTTGTGCAGCTTCTGTTGCATCACCAGTAAACTTTAAATTGTATAAATTGACGTGTAAATCATTCGAGTTTTCTTGGGAATATGGGACTGGTACACAACCACCTACTATTAAAATTGCTATAGAAGATGCTCAAGGTAATTCTTTGCACACTGATAATGCATGGAATTCAAATGTAAAAACATTCAGTTCATCAGATTATCCAGAAATCGTATTCACATCTCTTGAAGATGTATATGTGAAAATAACAACTGGTACAGATCCAAGTCAGACTATTCTGAGAGAGTTTTATATACCTGAATGTTCAACATATGATTGTCCGGAGCAGATGTGTTGTAATAGAACATTTAGTGAAGAACATTACTACAAACTAGTTCTTGTTGTGTTATTATATATATCATATCTCTTGTTGCTAAAACTTTACAACTTTCTCCGCTTGAACCACAGGAAGTGATTCTTGGAGCTTTGCAAGCTCCTGCTGCTTTTTTCCTTCAATTCTAGGACAGGTATGTACCTCGAGCTGAATACATTTGGGACAGAATTCAGTCGTGCAACTACGGCACTTGATCATAGCCATTCCTTTTTGACAATTCGGGCACTTCATACTATTTCACAAAGACCAACATTTCTTTTATGGATCACCTCATCCCAGAATGCTCTCAGTCTGGGAAGTCGTTCTGCGAACCAACCCCTGTCTCGTTTGATATTTGTCACTTGATATTGATATGGATCTGGTTTGTACTGAATGAAATCACACTCTTCGAGATCAAGAACCTCCATGAGAATCTGTAGTTGTGCAAGATAATGTTTAGGAACCTTGTCCTCAATCTTTCGACTCAGAGGGCATTTAATCTCTATGAGTTTTCCAGACTCTGTAACACCATCTGCAGAACCTCCGAGCCATTCAATCGTTGGATGCTGAACAAGTCCTAGCTCGTGAGCAACCTCTCCAGTCTTTTCACAGTACAAATCACGAGCGACCGATTCATACTTTTCACCATGCCGAGTAGCATCATTTCCTCTGAATTCTGATGGAACTCCACATTTCTTCAGAATCAGACTGGATGGTTTTTCGTAAGGATTCTCCCCAAGGGCTGTTGCGACATCAGAGGCTGTGAGCATTGTACCTCTTAGAGCGAGCCAAGCTTCCGACTTTTGATCATCATATTGCTTCTCAATGAGTCTCTGGACCTTTGGATGCATAGTTAGGAATTGAGAGGTTCATCGTCTTAAGTGCCATCAGGGCTGCATTTTGTTCAGCTTTTTTCTTTGTTGTTGCAGTTCCTTGACCACATACAACACCATTCAGTATCAGATGTATGATGAACATACCATGTTCATCATGATGTACAATATATTCTGGTGCTGGATGTTTCAGAGCTTGACAATATCTCATCACTTGATCTTTGTAGTTGTCATCTACAAGAGATACATTCGCCTTTTCGATAATGTTCAATATGAAATTACGGGCCGGAATCATTCCAATATCCAAATAAATTGCACCTACAAGAGCCTCAAAGCAATCCTCCATGATTTTGGGATTGTAGTTCCATTTGTTCCTGATTCCTTTGTCATCCATGAGGATGAGTTCACCGAGTCCAAGATTTCGAGCGAAACCCGCAAGAGTTTCAGATCTGACAATCTTTGTCCTTGCCCGAGTCAAGAAACCCTCCTTTTGATCTTCATACTTGTCAAATAACCACTTGGTGATGACGAAACCAAGGACAGAATCACCCATAAACTCGAGGGTTTCGTAATCGTCAGTTAGGTTTTCATATTTTTTCAGTGCAGACTTGTGCGTGAGGGCCCGTATGTACAAATTTAGATTCTTAATCTTTGTACCCACGAGAGCTTCAATTTTAGCTCGTTCAATCATTTATATATTACAAGACAATATTATTTCTAAGTGGCAAGGCGCGCCTTACTTCTTCTTGAGAACAACCTTCTTCTTCTCAACTACTGGAACCTCCTCCTTGAGATAGTGACGATTGATGTACTTCTGAATGTTCAGAAATGTAACCTGGACACCCTCTGGTGGACTCAGAAGAGACTGGAGCTTGTCATCCATAGTGAGATTCTGACCGTGCTTCAGACCCTTCTCGGTCACGTACTCATTGAGCTTGCGGGTCACCTCAGCACGAGAGATGCGCTCATCAGGCCCTAGACTCAGAAAGCTACGAAGATCTGGTGTCACAACCTGTGGCTTACGGAAGCCATTGTTCTGAGAGCGAAGCTCCGCCTTTTCACCAGTTGGATCCTCAATGTGCTGACGAATCTTACGGATATCTTTGCGGATAGCCTTGAACTCCTTTGCCTGCTCGGTAATCAGTGTCTGAAGTAGTGCCTCCATTCTGTATAACAAGTGCGACGCGTCTTTAACCCAGAAAGATTGTCTGTGTAGATATTAATGGAGTTTGGTTCACCAGTCAAAGTGCCCGATGGCAGATATTACCTGAAAGTGTCAGGACAGAATAGACTTCAGTTGAATAAGGTGTCGGTTGATTCATTTGTAATCAAGCCAATTGCTTTCCATGTGTCTGAAGCTCAGGCTGAACAGCTCAAGGCATTTGAGGAGCAAGTGATTGCCAAAGCCAAGGAGCAGTCTGTAGAATGGTTTGGTAGGGAGATTTCTGGTTCTACAATCGATAAGGCTTTTCAGAGTTCAATGAATGGTGACACCTTTGAGACTTGTCTGACGACATTTCGCGGCGAAGTTGTTTCAACCTTTTGGGGCTCTGATAAGAAACCCAAGGATAAGGATTCAGATTGGTCAGCCGGTGTTGATATGATAGTTGAACTATCAGGTGTATGGTTTCTGAAAAAATCATTCGGTCCTATATTCAAGATACTTCAGGTGAAGGAAAATAAGCCACAGAGAAGAGTGATGGAATATATGTTTTCAGATGAGCCAGTAGATGAAGATCCATCTGATTATCTTGACTAGATTTTTTTCCAAACATACTATAAATGAAGGAGGAAGAGGTTATCAAGATTGCAGTCGTAGCAATTCTAGTATGGTATTTTTTCTTGCGTGATTCCAAGACTTACGAGGTACCAATGCCAGGGCCTGCAAAGATTGCACCAACTTCGGCATATCGTGCACCAGTGAAAATGGCTAAAAAAGTCCATATGGTAAACAACCCACATCTACTTGCAAACCAGTCAAAGTACAACTCGAGCCCAGCCTACGATGGTCAGACTCTGTATAATGCTGATCCACGTGGTGCACCGAGCACTGTATCAGGCTACAAGCCCAAAGAACTAGCCTTCTCTGGCCCTGAGGGAGCTCTAGGTCCAGTTTATCCAACAGCAAGCTTCCGGGGTATCGCAAATGCCGAAGAGCGAGGACCAGCCCCCATGCCAGCACCACCCGTGATGGGTGTGACGACTGCACCAGCCCCGATGCCAATCCGTGTTCGGAATACCAATTTCGATTCCAGCTGGACCATCAACAGAAAACCACAGTAATAAAGAAATAAACATCAACATAACTAATGGAGCCTGTAACTGAAAACTTTCGTGAAGCAATGACTACTTGGGTTGAGCTCAAGCAGCAACTTGGAGAGGCGCGAAAGGATCTTTCAATCCTTAATAAACGAGAGAAGGAACTTCGCTCGTTTATCAAAACATACATGAGCAAGGAGGATATTGGTTCAGTCAATGTCAACAAGAACAAGGTCAAGTACACCGTAAAGACTGCCAGGGGTTCTATTACCCGAGAGGTGATCAAGAATGGGCTCAGTACTTACTTTGGCGGTGATGTTGTCAGGACCGAGGGTGCCTATCAGGCAATCCTTGATGCCGCTCCGGAGGTGCAGCGTGATTCGCTCTCTCTGGTATAAAGCCATAAAACAACATACTAATAATGTACGTTGGTCCAATCGAAGTTGATCTTGAGAAAATCAAGTCGTTTGTGGTTCAGATTCCACATAATGCTCACGTACTTGAACTTGGTGGCGCCAGTGGAACCTACTCTGTCAGTATTCGTAAGCGCACTGAGAACCTTATAGTTCTCGAGCCTGACACTTCACTCGTAAAATGTATTATTGCAAATTCAGAGATTAATCAGGTTGATATCAAGTTGTGTAATGCATGGACCACTGAGCGTAAAATTGTCCTCATGGGTGGTGAACTCAAAGAGTCCGATGGATCTCACCACCCTGACGACGAGATTCGTAATGTAAAATTTGCTGAATTCCATCAACACGTAGGGTTTGATTTTACGCATATTGTTGTTCACAGGCCAGACTTTTTGATCCAGTTTACAATTGATTACCCTGAGATTGTAGCATCCTGTACCGTACTTAAAAGTTATGCCTGCTAATACTATAAGAAGAATGGTTTTCAAGAATGTCTCCTTTGGTCTCTCAGACTATACTCCCAAGACTCTCTGGGTTGAGGATGAGCTCGATTACAACTCTGAGGATGATGATACTCAGGAGCCACTCGACCCAGAGTCCTGGCAAGACTGGCACAGTGAGGAACTATTGGATGATTATCTTTTGATTGCAAATAAGTTCGAGTCGGTTTACAGAAGAGCTCCGTTTACATTTAATGCCTATTGCGAGTATGCATATAATAATTCTTAGACTATACTAGATGATTCCAGACCTCATGAGCCAGAAGGTTTACTATCCAGCGCTTATTTTCATCATCGTCAAGTTGTTTTTTCACACAGATAAGTATTCGGAGGCTTTTATTTTTGGTATTTTGTACTATCTTTCACTCAAGTTTCTGACCAAGTTGACCATTTCCAAACAGGATATTCTTCTCCCTACGGCATCTCTCTTTATCTTCTTCCCTTCAGGTGACGGTCCGATTGCTTATAATGCATCCCTCTTTATGTTGTTAAATGCGGTTTCTCGGATGGTATTACCTTCTTATTAATAGTATGAAACATCTCGCGATAGGTCCTGGTGCGGTCGGTTATTTTGCATTACTGGGTGCCATCAATCGTCTATGGGATGACAAACAACTCGAAGATCTCGAGACTTTGTCTGGTAGCTCAGCTGGTGCTATTCTAATATGTATGATTGCTATTTTCAATTTTGATTTTAAAAAGATTTTGAACGAATCACTCAAGGTTCCTATTAGTCATCTCAAGCCACAACTCAAATCTCTCTTTGATTCATATGGACTTGTTCCTCGAGAGACGATCAGAGATTTAATCAAGACTATCATTCCCGAGTTGACATTCCAAGAATTGTACGTTAAATTTCCAATCAAGATTTATCTGGCTGCATTTTGTGTCGAACTATCCCAGACACATTATTTCTCTGTGGATACACATCCAGGAATGTCAATCGTTGATGCTTTGTGCATGTCAGTCTCGGTTCCTCTTCTTTTCTCGAGCTTCAAATATGGCCCCTGGAATTACTTTGATGGTGGTGCAGTGGAATCTACACCGTGTGGACATTTAGTCGGTAAAGATTCAATTGTATGTGTTCGACTCAAGTACAAAAATAACTATACTGTTAAAGACTTGCCTTCATATCTTATTTTAGTATTTAATACACTTTTGAAAATTCGCAAGTGTTACAATTATCCCACCTGTTTTATAGATTTAGGAGATGCAAACGTATTGGATTTTTCATCGTCTGAGACTTTCAAGCTACGACTTTTTGTTCAAGGTTATGAAACAGCGATGGTTCCATAGATTTTTCAGAAATATAATAAGACCTACCATCAATCTTGAACTTGTCAAGTGTGTAAGCACTTCTGATTACTTGGGCGAGATCGAGAGAATCCTGAAGAGATGTATGTTCCTCTTCATAATTCTTTTCACCCTTTACAAACTGAGATAGACGCTCGAGATCCATGTGAACCTTGAAGCGTGCATCACCCCTCTGAGAATACCAAGCAGTGTAAGCCTTCATAAACTTTGGGCACCTATTCATGAGGAAATGAATCGAACAAACCTTGGATATCTTGGACCAATTTGCATCATAAGAACCAGTCTCCGGCCATGCGAGAATATTCTTGTGAAAGATTCGAGACTTGGAACTACGTTTGGATATAAACTCCTGAGTCAGATGAAGAAACCGAAGATCATTGTGCCAACTGTGCGAGAAGACAGTGGCGCCATGCTCAACAATAAACTTTAGAATCTTGGGGATTGCGCGATTCCAAGGGAGAACATGATACTCGGTTCCAGTATTTCTCGTCTTGGCAATCTTACGAGAGACTCCCGGATCATGCTTGTAAAAGCGCGTGATTTCTTCAATCTCAACAGTCAGAGACGGCCCAGAGTAACTTATGGTTCCCAGGTTCTGAGGTACTACACTGATGTGATGAATCAGACCAGCCATAGTCTGCTCAGAATCATACAAACATATAGACTTCATATGAATATTGATGTCAACTTTTTTATATAGATATATAGTATGCATCATGTGTACGGATTATGGGGAATGGGATGCATGAGCGGTAATCGAACAAAAATGTATGGGAATGTGAAATACTTTCAGAGATGTAACAAGAATATCATGCAACTTGTAACCAACATAGGCATCAGATGTTGGAAGCACCAGAATAACAAAGATTCATATATACGTCGAATGACCAGAGAAGTCAAGAAATCATTAGATGATCCGAGTGTCAAATCAGTTCACATAATTGCACATTCATATGGTGGATATGTGACATCACATGTTGTTCAAGAACTTTGTGAGCATAAAAATTCATACAAATTAAATGTACTAACATATGGATCTATATATGTTATTGATCCTAAGAATATCAAAAAAATTCGGATGAAACAATACATGAACAGAGGTGATGTGTCTCTCAGATGTAATGTCATGTCTCGTACAGGAATTACATGGATGAAGAAAAAAAGAGCCCACAATGTCTTTGATGAATGGAAGATTCACATGGATTACCCTCTCGATGAAGTAAAGAATAACATTATAAAGAAGTTGAACTCTGTATAATTAATGCTTCTCGAGGTTGACAAATATTTTCCTGAGGCTTATGCTCCAGAGTACACCAACTCAGCAAGCTATGATCTGATTACTTGTACGCATGGAAACATTGAACCCGGACATCGACAGGTTATTCCTTTGGGTATCAATGTCAAGTTTCCTGAGGGGACATATGGTCGTATCGCATCCCGAACTGGTCTAGCGATCAAGCACGGCCTGATTGTCATGGCCGATGTAATCGAGCCAAACTACACAGGAGAACTCAAACTGGTAATCTACAACTCTGACTTGTACAACTCTTTCACTTTTCATCCAGGGTACAAGATTGCTCAGCTTGTTCTTGAGCGATTCGAGGCACCACCCGTATACGAGATTCCAGTCAAGGCTTACTACAAGGTTGCAGGCGTTTAAAAGTTTAGACTACTAATAAAATATGGTGTTATTCCAAGTCATCTCTTGGGATGCACGAGACATTGATGACAAATATACAATCACTTCGTACGGCAGAACAGCGGAAGGTTATTCTGTTGCCCTATCGTTTACATTTCAACCTTATTTCTTTTTGCGGACGAGTAATCTCGCACCTCTCAGAGGATATAAAACATCACAAGTAGAGGCTAAAGATCTCTGGGGTTTTCAGAATGGTCTGAAGCAAACATTCGTCAAGCTCACATTTGACTCACTGAGCGAGTTCAAAAAGGCTCAGTGGAAGTTTAAGAATGTCTACGAGGGAAACATTGATCCTTTGCTGAGATTTATGCATCGTTCAGGAATCCAATCGACCGGATGGATTGACACTGGCAAGCTATGTATCAGATCGTACAACCACTCGACAAATATTGATTTGTGGTGTCAAGATTGGAAATCTCTGAGTCCAGTTGTCAGAGATGACATGGCACCACTGAAAGTAATGTCTCTGGATATTGAGTGCTACTCGTCCGATGGTTCGTTTCCGGACCCAAAGAAGAAGGATAATGTTGTGTTCCAGATTGCGATGACTATTCAGCAGTCTGGGAATGACATATACAAAGAGTGTCTATGTCTGAAAGATACACCTGGTCACAAGTCTTTTCAGGCTGAAAAGGAACTCTTGGAATTTTTTGCCGAGACGATGCGAGATCAGGACCCTGATATTGTGACTGGTTGGAATATATTTGGGTTTGATCTCGAATACTTGTATCGTCGACTGAGTATTGCAGGATGTGAGACTCACGCATATATCTGGGGTCGTAGACATGAAGAATCTGTAGACTTTGTCGAGAAAAAGTTGGCCAGTGGTGCCCTTGGTTCCAATATCCTCAAAATGGTACCAATGACTGGCCGATATGTCTTTGATCTCTTTCACGATGTGAAACGTGAACACAAGCTCGAGTCGTACAGTCTGAATAATGTATCAAAGACATTTCTGAAGAATCAACAAAAGAATGACATGCCAGTGAAGGAGATTTTCAGACGATACAAGGATGGCGATAGTCTAGCTGAGGTTGCAGAGTATTGTATACAAGATACTGTTTTACCTCATCTGATAATGGAGCACCTCTGCACAATCCAGAATCTGATTGAAATGGCCAAGGCTACATGGGTTCCATTAAACTTTTTGTCCGAGCGTGGTCAGCAGATCAAAGTATTTAGTCAGATTGCTCGCAAGGCTCGAGAGCTTGGATTTATGATTCCTACAATACAGTACAAGAAGAGTGACGAAAAGTTTGAAGGTGCAACAGTACTGGAGGCTCAGACTGGTGCATATTACACCCCTATCACAGCTCTTGATTTTGAGAGTCTGTATCCGAGCATCATGGTGGCTCACAACCTGTGTTACTCGACAATGGTTATGGATCCAAAGTATGACAATTTACCAGGAGTCGAGTACGAGCAACACGGTGAATACCGATTCGCTCAGGGTGTCCAGAGTCTCTTGCCCGAGATTCTCACTGAACTGAAACAGTTTCGTAAAAAAGCCAAGGCGGACATGAAACGAGCAAAGGGAACTCCAATGGAGGCTGTATACAATGGTCAACAGCTTGCATACAAAGTTTCGATGAATTCAGTGTATGGATTTACAGGAGCAACAAATGGTGGAATGTTGCCACTCGTAGCAATTGCAGCATCTGTAACAATGCAGGGCCGTAAGATGATTGAGATGACTAAGAATTATGTCGAGAAAAACTTTGATGGTGCCAAGGTTCGGTACGGAGATACTGATTCTGTTATGGTGGAATTTGATACAGGTGGACGTAAGGGCCAAGAGGCGATAGATTATTCGTGGTCTCAGGGTGAACTTGCAGCTGAAGCTTGTACGAGGCTCTTCAAGGCGCCTAATAATCTGGAGCTCGAAAAGGTCTACTGTCCATATTTTCTGTACTCTAAGAAGAGATATGCGGCGAAGATGTATGAGAAGAAGGACTCAGAGATTGTTTTTCAAAAGATTGATGTCAAGGGTTTGCAAGTTATTCGGCGAGATAACTGTCCATATGTCCGAGAAGTTTGTACAAAGATTCTCAGTCACATCCTCGACGGTTCAGATCCCAGACCTGCAATTGCCGAAGCTAAGCTTGCAGCAAAGCTTTTACTTGATGGAAAAGTGCCAATGGAAAAACTCGTGATGAGCAAGAGTCTGGCTGGCGAATACAAGAGTCCGAATCACGCTCACGTTGCTGTTCGTGACAAGATTCAATCACGAGCACCTGGTTCTGAGCCAAAACAAGGTGATCGTATCCAATATGTCATCGTCGAGGGTCCAAAGAAGGCGAAGCTTTACGAAAAGTCGGAGGATCCAGAGTGGGTCAGGCTGAATAACATCAAGCTAGATTACAAATACTACTTTACGAATCAGCTGAAAAATCCAGTCTGCGATTTACTTGAACCACTAATAGGTGATGCAGATATTTTCTAGTACCATGTTAATGAGAAGAAAAGTACTTCGGTCGAGTGGCCAACTTGGAGAATTTCACACCTTCAGAGCTGAGGTTGGTAATGTTGGTCAACGAGAGAATACAATCAACTATCCAGCAATGCCAACTTATGAAAATCTAGAACAGAATATCGAATCACATATCCCATCAAACTATGCATCACTGACGCCAAAAACTCTTGAACAAGTGAAGGCTTTTGTGCGTAAAATGGGATTTGTCAGGGTGATTGGAGCAGATAACATGTATGCTCATATAGTTCCTGGGAAACCACCTACGAGATGGATACCTATACATCTGACAGGTAGGATGAAGACTGTGGCTGAAAGAGTCATGTCATATGCATATGGACATCCACCTCAACCATCTCAGATACCTGCGAAATATATAGTTACAAAGACCAAAAAGGGTTACCGAGTGCAACAAAAAGCTACTGAAAGACCACGTAAAAAGGAACCAGAGCGCCGAGAATATAAAGAGCGTGCTCCAGTCCACAAGTCTTACAATTTTGATACACATGAGGATGAAGAGATGACACAGTGGGGATGGAGACCTATAGGATGGACCAAGGCGAATGAGAATAAATCAATCGAGGAGGAGATTTTTGCAGAGGCTCGAGGTGTCGCAAAGAGAATAGATGCAGAGATTGTCCGAAATCTTGAAGAGAGGGGGAGACGTGGAGCTGAAGCCAAGCAGAGA